CCAGGAGCTCAACTTCAACCACCCCGTGAAATACCTCGCTTCCGCGAAGGCTACTGCTCTCGCCATCCTCAACGATAACAACAAGCTCAAGCTCCAAATTAACGGTACCGATGTCGCGGATTACAAGTTTGCTGATCCCAACTTCTCCACTGTACCCCTCTATTACCACACAACTAACGCGTCTCAGCCAACCGTTCCCAAGACGCTCTTCTTCTACCCATTCTGTCTCGATGCTGGTAAGCTCCAGCCCACTGGCACCCTCAACTTCTCTCGCCTCGACTCTGCCCGTCTCATTAACGATAACCAGAGTGTTGGTGATAACATCTATGCCGTAAACTACAATGTACTTCGCATTGAGAATGGTATGGGTGGTCTATTATATTCTAACTAATTAGTAAAGATGTTTTGGAAAGTATTCTTTCTCCTTGCCATCGTTTTTGTATTGACGTACGATCCTAACTCCAGGACACTTGAAAAGTTTGTTGGTCAGCCTACACAACCAACAAGCAAATCATGTGAAAACGCGCATTACGAAGCCGTTCAGTTTGCTCAGAGTCCCTATGAGTGCCCATCCTCGGGTAGGACTAAGATGGGTGTAATTACTTAAAAAGAAAATGACATTTTCTTTTATAAATGGTTCCCGTGAATAAAGACACTCTCTTTGTCGTCGCAACTATTATTTGTGCTCTAGGTATTATCTTTCTGTTTAAGGAGTTAAACAAGACTAAGCAGGATATCGATAATTTCAAGAGTTTCTCAGCCCAGGTCGTTCGACACCTAGCCCCACCCCCAGAGCCAGTTGTACCTGTTCCCGTACCAGAAAAGAAGCTCGAAAGTGTTGAGGAGGTGGATGAAAAATCCGAGGAATAATCATATCGCCTTATTATAACTTGCGAATGCGCGATGAAAAAGTACAAAGCAATTGCAGTACCGGTTAGCTTTGCTGATGGGAAACCACGGTTTCTCACAGTAAGGGACTGGAGATTTAAAGATTGGATTTTCGTGACAGGAGGATGTAGACGAAGGGAGATTTATAATCCTCTTCGAACAGCACTAAGGGAATTAGAAGAAGAGACACGTGGGGTTGTTTCACTAAAAAATGGAGAATATACAGAGTTTAAGTTTATACATAAAGAAAGTCCGACAGTTGACCTAGAATATAACGTATTTATATTTTTTGTTGACTACAATAGGTCTGAACAACAATCACAAATTCGAAAATTTTATGAAGAGAAACACAAAACACAGATTAAAAAGATGAACAATCAACCTATTCGAAAGACCCATGATGAGAATGATTTCATGAGCTATGACACCCTTGAAGAGTTTAACGGGAGGAAGAGATGGAAACTCATCATCGATAATGTCATCAAGAATCCTCAATTCTATGCATGTGTGAGTTCTCACAATAGAAAAACCTTCTCTATTAAATAATGAAGTCTAAGGCTTTTATTTTAAGACAGATTGGTGAATTACTCGAGAAGAATAGGGGTCTATGTGAACAGGAGGTGGAACAATGGTTCAAAGACAATGAAAGTAAAACTGTTTATGAACTACTCACCTTTAAAAAGCAAATTTCTCAAAATCGAGAATATCAGGACGTCTCTTGTATGAAGTGGTTTAGAGATGAAGAACAAGAATAAGGTATGTTTAAGAATTGGTCGCAAAAATTCAATAATGCTACCAATCTATCACATGTGCTCATGGATGGGGGTAAACTCTCCGTGCCATTTGATAGATTGAATGAATTTTATGATGTGTATATACAGTCGGTAAAATCTGGTGAAAAGATTTACGTTGTCGAACAGAAGAGTGAGACGTATAACTTTTTCGTTGACATCGACTATAAAGATGTCGATCCTCTAGGTATTGACGATATCCGTGATATATCCACAAATATTTGTGAAACGGTTAAATTTTATGGTGGTAAAGAATGTCTCGTTTCTGTATCACCACCAAAGGTATCTGGAAATCTAATGAAAACGGGTGTACATCTAAATTGGCCTGATTTCGTGGTTGATCAGAGTTCAGCTGTAGCACTTCGTGAACATATTCTGGTGTCTCTTTCTAAATTTAAGGGTGATAAGGACTGGAACGAAATTGTCGACTCCTCAGTGTATGGGGACACACGTAGAAAAACGAAGGGGAGTGGGTTTAGGATGCCATGGTCATATAAACGAGCAAAACATGAAGCGTGTGGTGGCCGGGGTTGTAAAGATTGTGAAAATGGTAGGGTTGATCAGTTGGCGTATCTCCCAGTTTTCATTTACAGTACTGGTTCTCTCACGAGAATAAGTCAAGAACCGTCCGTCAAAATTCTTAAAATGTCAGCTGTTCGAACCGATGCACCTACGACAGTTTCAGTAGAACCACCTTCAGTGTCCATACGAGCCAAAGAGGCTTCTTTTTCAGAAGATCAAACGAAGGATGAAATTTATGACGAGGATTTGAAGAATAGAATCGAAACGTTTATTCGAAAAAATATGGAGGGACAAGGTGGTGCATACATCACGAAACTTTTCAAACACAAGGAAACGTATTATGCGGCGACGACTTCTAGATACTGTGAAAATGTAAAAAGAAATCATAGTTCGAATCACGTATGGTTTATACTCAGTGGAAAGTTCATTCTCCAGAAATGTTTCAGTCGACATGAAACTATTCTTGGACGTCGTGATGGCTTTTGTGAACACTTTTGTGGCCGTCGACATCAATTGACGAGCGACATTATTGATACACTTTACCCAAAAAAGGAAGTCATCAGTAAGTGTCCAGAAATCAAAAAGAATGTAGAAAAGCCTCAAATTAAACAAATGGATGTAAAACCAGAACTAGAAAAATACATCAATCGAAACATGAAAAACACAGAAGATATTTGCATAGCGAACATTACCAGGAATAACAACACCTTTTTGGTCATGACATCATCTAAATACTGTGAAACTATCTCAGGAGAACACGAAAACAAGACAATGTCGTACACCATAACCAAAAACAAAATAAAACAGAAATGTCCAGTGTGTACGAAAAGTAAAGCTAGAGTACACGTCTTACCCTCTAGTTTAACCAGTAAATTGTACCCTAAAGATACTTAAACAGAACAGTACTTAAAGTAATTAAATGGTTGTTAGTACCCGCACTAGATTTGGAAGGGTTGTAAAGAAGCCAGTTCTTTATGTACCAGTAGAGACTGTATTAGATGACGATTATGCTACGGATGAACATGATGACACTGATTCTGAATCACTCATTGATACCGAGGATGAATACAAATCGGATGATGAGAGTGATGACGATGACGATGCAGATGAGAATGGAAACTTGAAAGATTTTGTAGTTGATGATGACGAAGCGAGTGAAAGTGAAAGTGAGGAAGAATAAGCTTAAAAAAAACACGAACTATATTAGAAAATGGAAACAGACATTGGTAATCCCATTGAATATAACCCGACCCTTGATCCCCTGAATCATGGTAAGGAAGAAGATAATAAGGAAGAGTTGGTACAAGACCAACCATATTATTTTCATCCCAGTGAAATGAATTACCCCCAACCCCCACCCCAGAATGAGAAATTCGACCTCTTTAACAATGTTGACAAATCTACNTGGATTATCGCGTTTGCTGTATTTCTTTTGGGTTTTTTCATGGGTAAGACCATGCAGCCTGTAATTCTCAGGTACACTTAATTATTTACTGAGGTCCCTTATACGGGTCGAAAGTTTGGTGTCAGTGTCTTCATACATATCGTTGTTTACACCCTTTTGTGGAAATCCACTTAACCAGTGGTCTTCCGGAACAGATGAATACGCGACGAATGTACCAATATCCCCATAGATAGGTTTAATATTACCAGTCTCATCCATTTTAATGAGTTGTGTTGGATACCTGGGATTAATAAACGCATCATCCGTATCTTCAACGAAACCATCAGTAGTTGAAGCCTCGACTTCAGTAGAATCTGTTTTGTTTTTTAAGTTGTATTTTGGTTTAAAAAACAAAATAAAGAAAGCTCCAACTAACAATATTGTTAGAATTGTGAGAAGCATTTTTATTTACTGTATACGAATATTATTTACGCGGATTCCTCTTCCTCCTCCTTAAGTTCACCAAGCTTACCAGCTTCGGCCTCAGCCTCACGCTTCTTCTGGCGTTCGGCAATCTCATCAGCCACAACCTTGTCAGCCTCCTTAATGAGTTCCTCCATGGGTGTATCAGGCTTCTCCTTCTTGAGGCGCTCGAGTACCTCAGCTGGGTGAGGAATAGGCGCCTCATCAGGCTTGTTGTAATAGGTGGAATTGTCATCCCCAGGTGCAAACTTAGCAGTCATACCCTGCTTACGCTCATTGAACATGCGAGCAGCCTGAGCCTGGTTCTCCTTGTACCCAGTCATGATTTCCTCGAGCTTGTCATTTGTGTAATGCACATCCTCAATCTTATCGGCATCGGGTGGGATGAGGAGCCACTTGTACATGTCGACTACGTAGATATCGAATGTAGCATCCTCTTTCTGAAGACGCTTAGCATGATTCGCCGCCTCATCACGGGTAGCGAAAGCTCCACGAATCTTAATACCAAACTTGTCATTCTTCTGAGGACACTCAGGACCAACGATGGAAAGGCACGCGAAGACCTGGCCAGGTACAGTAGTGTAATCTTGTTCAAGAGACATTATATCATTTTTAGAACTTAAAACTTTAAGCTACTATTTACATAATATGCATGAGTACTGGGATAAACAACCCGTTCCTCGAGAAGACACTACACCCGGTGAAATCGATAAAACGCGAGATGTTTCGAAAAAGACTACAAAACTTCCAGATGGTTTCGTATGGTCCTCATGTAATCTGAAAGAAGCGTGTGAGTTTTTAAATTCTCATTATGTATCCGATGGAGTATTTAGACTGTGTCATACCGTTGAGGCTTTGAAATGGTCTATGGATGAGTATGCTGTTATTCGTAAAAAGGATACAAACCAAATCATTGGGTACATAACAAGTTCAAATATTGACACCAATGTTGACACGAATGTAATGAAAATGGTTCATATCAGTTTCTTGTGTGTCCATGGTGAGTATAGAAAATTTGGGTTTGCTCCAATTCTTATATCTGAAATCAAACGCCGTGCAAACAAGAATGATGTATGGCAGGCTATATACACTGTCCATACGAAACTACCAACCCCAATTACGAAGTCCTATATGTGGCACCGTCATTTAAACACGGAAGCTCTCATCAAGAATAAATTCTGTCAAGTGGATCGTACCCGTAAAAACTTTTACCAGATCCGTGGTTCATGTAAGAATGTTTGGCGAAGAATGACGTCTGAAGATATTCCTCGAGTGACTAAGATTTTACAGGATTACAACGAGAAGTTTAGAATTGCCCCAGTTATAAACGAGGAATACGTAAAACGACGGGTGTTGCCAATTTACTCATTCGTGAATGACGAAAACGACGATTTTATATCATTCTATGCAGCTCCATATGAACGTATCGATGGTTTGGGTACCGTTGAACAGGTTTATAGGTATTACGTAGTGGGAGATGTATACGACGATGCATTCATCATAGCTAAGAATTTAGGGTACCACATCTTCAATAGCCCTGCAGTGGGTATGACTGTAGAAAGTTTGGAAAAATTGAAATTTATGAAGGGTAATTACGTGTATTACTATATGTTCAACTGGCACCTAAAGGAAATGATTGAACCCAAAGAAATCAATCTTATCATTCCCTGATTTTGGGTGAAATGAACCTAAGACATCTTCGATAATTTCAAATTAAAGTTTTACGTTCTTTTCTACACATGGAAGAGATTCGAAAGAATCATAACGAAGCAAAGAGAAATCTCATTCAGTCTGTATCCCAAAAGGGTCAGCATATTCTCGATGTAGGTTGTGGTTTTGGTGGAGATCTTCAAAAATGGCACAAGTGTGGGGTGAACATTAACATGTGCGACCCAGAGCCATCAGCCCTAGAAGAGGCTCGTGCACGTGCAAAAAATATGCACATGCGTGTAAACTTCTATGAAGGCGATATTTGCAACTGCC